TCCCGCTTTGGCATAAAATGAATAAGAATTTGCGCCAGTTACTGTTTGACGAAAATCTGCCTGAGCTGATATAATTGCTTCAAATTTCCAAGCATTTGTCCCGCCAAAAGGGTCACTTTGACCGCTTGTTAATGTTGCGTTATATTTTGTCCAAGCGGCATTGCTAAAATCATTGCTATATTGGAACAAATTCCAAGGCACATTCTCAACCAACCCCGCAGAATTTACACGGGTGCCGTCACTCGCACGGGTGAAGGTAAGGTCTCCGCTTCCGTCTGTGGGTATAATAGAATAGGCGGTATCTTCTTTGTAGCCCGAAGGCACATACACCAAAGATGCTTGATTCAATAAATCGCTCATAGGTTGTTTAATTTACGCAGCAAACACGAAATTCCTTCGTAATATCCGCCATCTGATTCAATGCGCGATTTGTATTCCAATACAAACGGCCAGCCTTGACCTTTGTAGGGCAACAAACCTCGCGTGCCAATTCCGAGATTTGAAACTATTTGCATTTGTTTTTTTGTTTAGTACGCAACCACGCTTCCGCTGCTGATCACAAAACCGGTAATTTTTGCGCCTTTTCCTGCTGGCAAATATGCGCCCTGCTGAAATGTAACGCCTGACATGCCGCGTGCTGATGCAACATCGCTTGCGGTTTGGTAGTCATATTGAACCGTGAATGAAGTGAAAACGGTGTCTTCTTGTGGAACAACCGCATCCCAGCTGACGCCAGTGACGGTTCCGGTTCCATATCTTTTGAAGCCTTGCGATCCTGCAAGAATGTCAACTGATGCTTGTGCCATGCCTGCAAATTACGCCATCAAGCACGCAACAAATGCAACAAAAAAAGCGTTACTTGTTGCTGGCCACAATGTACCATTGTGTGCCGTCTGATTGCACCCAGTAGGTTTCCCATTTGGCATTCCATGACAACAAACGCGCGTCATTGATTAAGTTGCCAAGCCCTGAATCCAATATCAAACTGTTGCTGGCTTGTGTTTTGATGAAACCAAATCGCAATCCCGGTGTCACGCTTGGCGGGTCAGGAAGGTTGATTGTGATGCTGCCGCCTGATGTGTCGCATGTGAAAATTTCGTATTGCGTAGGGAATGCGCCAACCCCAATGTCAGAAGTCACATTCAAGTGTGCGCCCATTTGACGCATTTGCCAACTGAATGCGGCCGTTGTTGCGTCATAACCCAACGCCAGCGAATAGGTGTTGTCAGCACCGGGGTCGGCAGTTGGTGCGCCTTCGGCTTCAAGCATGTATGCATTGATCAATTGCGTTGGCAATGCGCCCAATGTTTCTTCGGCAAGGTTCATCCGTGCGCGCAATGATTCAACTTGGTTTTCAAAATATGTGCGCTCGCTGGGCCGGTAGTTGTCACCCTCACCGGTGTCAATCACATCGCCATAATTTGCAGCAATTTCAATCCATTCGCCTTGCCATTGTTCGCTGTTCGCTGACCACTGAACGCCGTTCAAAAGCCATGTGCCTGAATCAAAGTTCAATGAATTGGTGGCCGTCAACGAACCTGCATCAAGCCATGTGCCACGAATGACCTTCTTGAAATCTGAATAGATTGCAATAGCTGTGTCCAACACAACTTGTTGAAATGTGTTTGAATACCCAGCTTCCCAGCCAACTGACCAACTCACCGGCAAAATGCTTGCGGCATAAGTTGCGCCAACCATGATTGAACCGGCTTCGGTGCCATCAAGTTCATCATAAAAAATGTTGTTGATGGCCTTGGGAATAGAATTGCCCGTCAAACTGTTTTCGGACAATGCCAATCGGTCTTGTTCAAAAACATCAACAACGCCCGGCGTGTTTGTATTATAAGCCCGTGAAACAGCAATTGCGCCAATGAAAGCCAAGCGATTTGTGACAATTGAAGGAATCCAACGCGGGTTTGCAACGGGGCCAGTCCAGTATATTGGAAGCGTTTCGGTCACATAAACTTCAACCGTGAATTCAGTGATGTTTGCCGCAGGGCCGGTGGCAATTGGCCCATTGAAATCAATTGTGATTGTGGTGGGAATTCCAAACAACGCTGTGCCGGTTGCATAGTATTGTTTGCCGGCAAATGCTGGAATGGTCACAGAACTTTGCCAATACAAACCATCGTAGTAATAATAGAAAGTCCCGTCAAAACCATAGACGCGATATCTCACGGCGTGATACGAACCCGATTGACTCAAGCGGGCTGATTCCAAATTGATTTGCACCCTGAAATTGTGATCCTGCAAAGGCCGATCAAATGTCAGTGAAAAATTAGTGCTACCAAACAAATCGCGCTTGGTGTAGATTCCGTTTTGCTTTTTGAATTCAGATTTGGCATATCTGAACGGCGGCTGATAGTACAAGTCAGGTTTCGCGGCCCATTGTGGGCGTGACGGAAGCGATGCCAGCGCAAGCGCGTGCGTGACTGTTTGCGTTCCGTTGTACCCTCCGGTTTTGTCATATCGGTGGAAAACCAATGTGGCTGATTGATATGCCGCAGGTTGAATGATGTGAAACGCACCGTTTTCATGATACAAGCGGGCGCCAAAACCATCCAACACGCTTTGCAAGGCGTCAAACGCCGTCACATAGTCCAATTGAATGCCGCCAAACACATCAAAGCTGTTGACAAACGCCAAGCGATTGAACCAAAATGTGTTCAATTTTTCGCTGCTGACGCTTTGCGTGCTTGTTTCGTATTGACGCAAGCCGTCAAAAAGAAAACTTTGTGTTGCCGAAAAATAGTCATCCAATTCAGTCAGCGCCAAGCAATTCAAAAACAAATCAACGCCATTGATGTGGTCATCTGTGAACCACGATTCTTGCACATCGTAATTCTTCAGCAATGCCAACACATCAACCGACGCAACTTCAACAATCACTTTGCCATCAGGGTCGGCACGCTGGAAACGCATTTGGTCAGCCAAAACGCGGCCAACATAAATGAATTCATTGTTGCGATATATTTTGCAAGCGTAGGTTTGTTCCGGATCTGTGGCAATGTCTGTGAACAAAGCCAATTCGGCATCCGTAGTGGCCACAAAATATGCATTGGCGCGGCTTGCTCTGATTGGGTTGTCATGGAATGTGTCACCTTCGCCGTCACGCTGTATTTCAAAACCTTCGCCGGCTGCTGTCAATTGCGTTGTGCCTGCCAATGCGGCCAAGGAATCAATCAAACATTGATCGCCTTCCAAATAACCGCCAGCGGCTTGAATGCGAGCTTTGCAAAGGTTGTATGCGGTCACCGGGCTTGTGCCGGTTGAATCACCCCATATTTCAACCAAATAATCAGCGCCAGCAATGGAAGTGAATTCAGAATAGCAAATGACAGCCATGGTTCAAATTTAACCGCGCAAACGGTCTTTTTCGTAACGGTTCAAAACAATATACAAATCACGGCCATCAACACGGGTTTCAGCAACAAAGCCGCTTTGGCCAGTGTCACCAATCATGCTTTTCAATTTATCCAATGGCGCAATCACTTCAGGGTTTGAAGCGGCGCCGGCATATTCACCCATCAAACCCAGTGTGGGGCCGCTGACAATTCCACCTTCGGCAAACTGCGGGACATTGTTCAAATGCGCTTGAATGGAAGCTGCGGTTGCGATTGCTGCAACACCGGCCGCAATTGCCAATCCGGGATTGTTTGCCAAACTTTCTTTGAATGTTTTGGTTGCCGTACCTGCGGCAATCATCAAGCGGCCCAATTGACGCAGGAATGTTGAAATAACGCGCAACATATTGTTGCCGAATCCCTTCATGCCTTTTCCGGCTTCAAACAAAGTGCCGAGGCTTTGCGCAAATTCATCAATCAATTCAACTTGCAAATTTGCAAATGCTTGGTTGGCCTGCTGGCTGAATTTATCAATGTCTTCGCCGGTTGTTGCAATTTCTTTGCCAATGCCCAACATTTCGTATTGCAAACGCAATTTGCTTGCTTCTTGGCCGGCAGCTTCAAGGGCTTGAATTTGCAGCATCAAATAGGATCGCTGAATTTCAAGAATGCGTTTTTGGTATGTGTCCTCATCAATTATGCCTTGCGCGCGGTTGCGTGCTTCGGCTGCCAATTCCATGTTTTGCGCAGTTTCAAACATGCTGAATTGATTGTCAAAGCGCTTTTGCTGCGCATCCTTCAACAATTCCGCTGTGCGTTGTGCTGATTCAACCCGGTTTTGTTCGGCTTCTGCGTCCAACTTGGCTTGTTCGGCCATGTACCATTCTTCAGTGGCAACCAACGAAACGCCCAATGCGCGTGCTTGTGCAATCCGGTCAGCATATTCAAATGCCAATTGCTGACGCTTTTGATCAATGCCATCCATGACGGCCAATGTCGCATCGCGTTCGGCCTTCTGAACAAATGCAAGGCGGCGTTCATCAAGGCGTTGTTGTTCTTCTTGCGATTGTTGACGCGCTTGGTCGGCTTTATTGATTGCATCCAGCGTGAAATTCAAATCAAGCATTTCGCGTTGATGCTTCAGGTCATTGATGCGTTCTTCAAATGCGTTGCGTTCTTCAATTTGCTTGGTGCGCAAATTGTATATTTCAATACCTATTTGTTCCTCCGTCTTGCCTTCATCCTTCAACCTTTTGACCATTTCCCGTTCGGCTTCATCCTGCAACTTGCTCAATTCAATTTTTGCTGTCTTTTCAGCTGCAATTTGGGCATCCAATGAATCTTTTCGGATTTGCAAAATGGCTTGTTCACTTTTCCCGGCAATTTGTGCGCGTGCAATATCGGCTTCCAGTTGGCGCTGAATGGCCCTTGTGGTTTCATCGTATTGCTGCTTGCTTTTTGACAAACTGCGATTCAAGTGCGCTTGCGCATTGTCAAGTTCTTCGGTTGCGTCAGTTGTTTCGGTCAACTTGCTGATTAAATATCCCAAGGCCGCAATCACTGCGCCGATTCCAAGCGATACAAGGGTAACGCGCAAAACACGCAAAGCACCGGTTGTTTGCCCCACAACCATCGCCCATGCTTTTTGCAACGCAATGTTTGCTTTTTGCAAAACTTGGTTTTCACGCAAACTTAAATTGTACACGGCAACGGCAGCTGATGCCAGCGCCATGGTAACCCGCACAACTTGCATGGTTTTGCCCAGTGCTTCATTGTCATCGGCAACCAACAAAATGGCCATTGACATCGCATTCACTGCGCGTGACAATGCTTCGGCCGCCTGCGTGTTTTGTTCTGCAACCCTGCCGCCATTTGCCAATTCTGCATTGGTGTTAGCTGACTGCGATTGCAAATCACGCATGGCCATTGTTTCGGCCTTGATTTCGGCCTTTGTTTCGGCGATAGCGGTTTTCAACGCTTTTTGCCTTGCCAAATTGCCTTTGCTTGTGCTTGCCAACGCCGCTTCCTTAGCCGCCAAATCTTTGTACATTTCGCCAAGCACTTGGCGTTGCACATTGATTTGCTCACGCAATTCGGCTGCGTTTGCGCGCAAGTTGTCACCGCCCATTGCGTTTGAAATGGCTTCGCCTGCCTTTTGGGCTTCGGCTTGCATTTGGGGCGCACCTTGCTTGATGGCCGAAACGGCCGATTTCAAGCCGGCTTTCAGCTTGTCAATGCTTGCCGAAATGACAACATTCAATGATGGATTTTTAGCCATGACTAATTGTGAAATCTAAGGAAATTTGATAGACGCCGTCAAAATCGGCCGAATCATCAAAAAAATGCACTTCATCTTCAACAAACACCGCTTGCACATTCACGCCATTGTAAACGCCAGCGGTTGTGATATTCATCGCAGTTCGCACAGCGGCTGCAATGTTTAACACTTGCGCATAAGTTGTGCCAAGGCAATCAACTTGCATACGGGCAAAATCCAAACGGCTGTTTGAATCTTTGCTGTTTGTCATTTCGGTTTGAATTTGCGTGTAACAAATCGCAGGAAACGCAGTGCCTTTTGGAATCAGCACCGGAAAAATGTTTGTGCCGACAATATCCGTCACGCCGCTGGCGTTGCTCAAAATATTGTATGTGGCTTTTTGTGCTTTCATGGCGGCGTCAGTTTGTCAAAGGTGCTTTTGTTTTCTTTGATGAATTCAACAAGGTTTGGCCGTTCGGCTTTTTCCCATGGGAATTGCATCAAATCTTGTGGCCGCAACTTCCGTTTTGAATGCGGCATGACAACAAAGGTTGCCAGCCACCGCGTTCGCTCCCATTGGATGCGTTCCATTTGCCGCTGCGCCTTACGCATGCCCAAAAGCCGGTGCATGAAGTAGTGCGGCGATGATTCTTGAAATTCAATTTCGGTCAGGTGCATTTCACCAAAGCCGATGAACTTCAATTCCTTCCATGTCAGCGGCTGGCGCTTGCCGCTTGTTGGTTTCCCTCAACTTCGGGTTGATCGTCGGGTTGCATGAAAAATGCCTGAACCGCTTCCGTGAATCCTTCCAATGCTGGCGTCAGTTCGGCCAACCTTGTGAATTCTTCGGCCAAGTCATCGGCATTTGCCCAAGGCATGCGCTCATTGATTTTGCGATACCCGCCACGCAAACCGTGCCAAGCACAAGAACGGGCAAAAGCCAGCGTGTTTGCCAGCCCTTGCCCATTGTTCTGTACTAATTGATCAAAATCTTGAATGTTGTGGTCAGCCATTACGCGCTCAATTGCTACCATGCTGAAATACAAGGGATGGGCTTTGCCACCAATTGTGATTTGTTTCATTTGCATGGTGCTAAATTACGCAAAAGGCTTTAGATTGTTCCAACAGTCAATGCGCCGGTTCCTTGCACAGAAGCGCTGAAGGTTGTTGCATCGTTGTTGGGTGCGCTCAATGTCAAGTTGCTGAAGAATGCGGAACCTGACAATTTCAAATCGCCGGTGACATTTGAAGTCATCACAACAGTGACTGAAGTACCAGCCAAAAGGTCGGTGACAATGTCCTTCCAAGAAATGCCAGTCACACTGCCATCTTCTTCAAAAATTCCTTCACATGTCAATGACCATCCAGCTTCGCCGGCCAAATATTCTTTGTATCCGGCTGAATCTTTGTTGGTGACATCAATCATGTCTTTTGTCAAATCAAAATCGCTGCTTGTTGCGTTTGCGATTTTTGTCAAGGTTCCTGACACATCTTTGTAAATTGCGATCAAGGTACCGTTCACTAGTCCAGTAGTTGCCATTTTATTATTGTTTTAATTTGTTTTGAATTAGGTTGCGAATGCCGTTGAAAACATCCATTTGAATTTTTGATTGGTTGGCGGCAAATGCAGGTTGCATGAAAGCAAATTGGCCGGGCTTAATCCCGCCGCGTTTTGCACCTGCTCTATATTGGCCCTTTCCAAGCGTTTTGCGGTTTCTTTTTGTGCCGTATTCAATCATGTGCGCGTGGTATCCTTTGGCATTCCATGCGCCATAGTTACGCACGCCAACAATCACCACATTCGGCACCTTGCGGCGCTTGATCAAACCAATTGCATTGCGCAAATTGCCGGTGACTACATTCACGCGGCGTTGGGCATCGGCAACAAGTGGTGCCGTTGCTTTTTCCATGACTGAAGTAATTTCGGAACCCTCCAAAGATTTGCCGGCTTGTTCCAATTTTTTGGCAAGCTGCTGGGTTTCCTGAAGAAATTTCCAATCAAGTTTCATTGCGTCAATTCTGTTTGCAATTTAGCGTACATTCTGCGCTGCTTTTCAGCGACATTCAAAATGTTGTAATAGTTACCACCCCAACTGATGCGCATGGAAGTATTCAACCCAGCATCAAAGCGCACAGTGAAATGCACGCGCGTTTTGTGTTCTTGCCGATCAGCATTCACCGGTTCTGAACCCGTGTCGGATTCTTCAACAAGCGCCCATGGTTGTGAATAGGTCACCCATGAACGCAGTTTTTCACCCGTGTTTGTGTCGGTTGTTGTGGTGTACTGCTGTACCGTGATTAATTCATCAAACCTACCTGCGTTCATTTTAGGTGAATTTAGGCACTTTGTATCCTGCAATCAAGGTTTGGAACCCAAATTGGATTTCATGCGATGCAGCGCCAAATGTGACGGCTTGACGGTTGTCGTACAACTGCCCAACCAACAACAATGCGGCGTGCTTCAATGCGCTTGGAAAAAGCGTGTCAGGATCAACACCGGTTGCCGTTGCAAGTTCAAAACCTTCGGTGCATTCAACCACAAATTTCGTTTGGGCATCGGTCAATGATGTTGGCGCAGTATTGAAAAATATGTCCAACCCAAATTGCCCAAATGGCGCAACGGCTGAAATCCAATCGGCTGCGGCAAATTCGGTCAATGCGTTTTCATCCGAAACATAGTACACATGGCCCACGCTCAAAACGCGGCTTGGGATGCGCAAATAGTTGCCGGATGGCAAACTTGTTCCGTTGATTGGGTTGATAAGTTGCGGCAAACCAACATAGCCATCAAAGCCATAGCGCACAACACTTTTTTGGATTTGGTATCCAAGTTCGGTTGACACGGTTTGCAGGGCCATTGAAATCAATCCGGTGATGTAGTCATCATCGGCCGTTGTGGTCACACGCAAATGCAACTTTGCTTCCGACAATGAAATGTAGTCGGTTGCCGCGTGGCTTTGGGTCACAATGCGCTTTCCAGTGATCATTTTTTGGCTTTTGCTTTGGGTTTGGGTTCGGGTTCCGCAACGATTTCAGCAATGCCGGCTTCAACCAGCAATTCAGCTTGCTTGGCTTCAATGTCAACAACATCACCGGGGCCATAGCAAAGATTGAATGACCCAGTTGCGTTTTTCAGAAATTTCACCTTTTCGGTTTTCATGGTTCCCGGTGGCGAGAATTAACCACCACCGGGCTTGCGGGTTGCCCACCGCAATGGGTTTAGTTTGTCAATTAGGCGTCAATGTCCTTACAAACTGCGAAGGCAGTGGGTTGCAACAAATTGCAGTCCAAGTAAGAATTCAAAACGATGTTGGTCAAACCAGCAACGGCACCTGAATATGGGTCAACGGTCAATTCCATTCCACCCCAAGAAGCCAAAGCCATTTTGCTGAAGTCACCGAAAATCATGGCGCTCAAATCGCTTGCGCTTCCTTTGCTCAAGTTTGAAGGCACATTGGTGGTTGATGCAAAACCGTAGCCGTTCAATTCGCTGGCGCCTGAAGGCATGATGAAGTTTCCTTCAACACCTGAAGCCTGACGGGGCGTAGTTTGCAAGGCAGCCTTCACCAATGGGTTGGTCAAGTAGGAAACACCATCACCGTTTGCGTTTTCAACTG